CAATCGAGAGCAAGTAGTATTCCACCAAAAATATACAACATTCCCAGGAACAGAAAACGAAGTACGACACTATCACGATCTTATCTGTTCAGCATGTGGAACGGCAATTGTCCATGAATATGTAGATGAGACCCCACAAACTGAAAAGAGAGACACGACAAAAGGAGAAACATGAAATGGCAGTTACAAAAGTACGCGATGAACAATTAAAACTAGACGACGTAGATCAATCAGTTAAGCTAAAGAACGCGAGTGAGGCGCTTCGGTTGGAGAGTGCGACCCCATCGCTGTTTCTCAGAGAGACCGACCAAGCTCTAGCGGATGGATTATATAAAGCCGCACTTAATGGTAATGAGTTAGTGTTTAAGAAAAACACGGCTGTTGCTGGGGACTTTAGTACCGAGATGAAGTTGCTTCGCCTTTTTGCGGGTGAAACGACTGTGTATGGGAGGCTAACGCTCGTTGACGAAACAGGCGCACCCGCGTCGGTAGTTCGATTTGCTTCCTCAGCAGACCAAACGACAACGATTGCAAACTCACTTTTTAGAGCTAGTTCAGATGGTAGACTTACTTGGACTAATTCTGGAACCGTCAATCGAAAACTTGCTTATGTTGAAGATCATGTGAGCAAAGAGACCCCAGCAGGGTCGGTGAATGGAATAAATGCCGTATTCACATTAGCAGCTACGCCCATTACAGGTACAGAAGAAGTCTACTTGAATGGTCTATTGCAGGATGTAGGAGTCTCCGAGGACTATACTATTTCGGGGACAACGATTACCTTCAATACTGCCCCTGCTACGGGCGACAAATTGAGAGTATCGTACATCAAGTCGTCGTAATACAAGTGAGGACACAACATGCGAAGGAAACGAGAAGCAACAGTCGAAGGCCGACTGACAAAACTTGAAACCGAACTCCCTCATATCTACAGGGAATTGAAGGAAATCAAGAAGCGGCTGGACAACGATCTGCCACATCAGATTGCGACATTGGAAGCTACAGTAGAGAAGATCGGGAGGCGCTATGGCGACCTCGATGCAATCTCACGTTTCCTGTCGGTGTGTATCAAAGGCGTGGTGGTTGTGTTAGGTATACTGTGGAGTTGGCGGCAGGTGTTCGGAGGCAAATAATGAACGCCGCCCTGTTAACGAAGCTCCGCGACCTAATGACACAGTTGGAAAAGCTGCGTCGAAAGCCCTCGGACTACGCTTACGGGCAACGTGGAAGAAATGAGAACGGACGGGTGGGCGGGAAACTAGGAATTACCGCCCCAGGTAATGACCCCGACAACCCCAGGCTTGTATTCCCGATTGGGGAGGTCTAACGACGAGCTATGATAAATGGAACAAACTCTATCAAAAGAGCAACAACATTTGGTTATGTCTTTGTATCATGCAAACGCAACAGTAAACGAAATCGCGCAGAAAACGAGTTTAGACCCGAACGCTATCCTGCTTTACCTCACAAGGCGGGGGTTGTGGAGTGAGTATTGTAGTGAGTGTGTCATAAAAAGGTGTTATGATTGCCGAGGACTGTCGGAGCTTGGCAAGCCCCTCTCGGTTCAAGATGAAATAAATCTACTTGCAACATTGAAAAAATCAGGAGCGCGAAATGCGGACGAAGGACTTTGAGCGGCGCATAAAATCATTCGTGCAAAAGTGGGCGGCGTCATTAGGTGTCAGCGATTATACGTATACGCTAGAAATTCAAAGTGACAAAAAACTCCACGGCAATTACGCAGAAGTCAAAACGGACGATGAAACAAGGGAAGTAGTAATTTCAGTCAACAAATATCGCTTGAGCCGAGAGCCAGGCGAAGTTGAAAAAACCGTAGTTCACGAATTGTTGCACACACGGTTCAACGAATATGCCGAGTTTGCAATTCATATCGTGAATACGCACATAGACAACCCAAAGACCAGACGCCTACTCGAAAAGCAGCTAGAAAAACTTGAACACAAGATTGTTGTCGCGCTAACGGACGCGCTGATGAGGAGAAAATAATGGCACTTAAAAATATATTGAAGCCAGGAGCAAAAGACCTAGTTGAAGCTGCCCAGGACTTTATGTTCCGGTTTGCGTCAGGTCTTAGGAAGGCTCACGATGAGGATAGACCAGAGCCAGAACCGCGAAAAGGGATTTGGCGGTTCCTTAATACGGTTACGAACAAGAAGCAGCAACGAGTATTTCAACTAAATGCCGCAACACTCAAGCGGTTAGCAAACAGCGACCCCGTTACCTGGTCAATTCGGCGAACGATTAAGTCCCTGGTCAGCCAAGCAGAGTGGGACATTGTAGTTGACACAGAGAAAGCGGAGGGGGAGTTGGACAGATGGGAAGACATAGCACTCTCTTACATTTCGCCTTACGCTGTCTCCAATGACCCTGTGCTAAACTTCAAGACGCACTATATTGAGCCAAAATTGGCGAAGGATACTACAAGCAAACTCAAAGAGATTTACGAAATGCCTCTGGCAGATGCGGAGAAGCGAAAAGCCGTTCGATGGTGTTTTGACTCCGCTGCCCGACAGGTAAAGGAAGTTGCAGAGGGGCACAGAGAACCAGTCCGTGTACTGTTCGAGCGCCCAAGCACACAGGGAATTGAGTCAAACTGGCGGGCGCTACAAGAGCTAGTGCTGGAAGATTTGCTGATGTATGATGCGGGAGTGATTGTGAAGAACTACAACCACGATGGCGAATTAGCAGAACTCTACACCCTCCCAGGGCACGAAATCCGGCTGTACCGAAATGAAGATCGAACGATTCCCCAAGCGCCCGAAGCGGCGTATGTGTGGGAGGATGCGGGTGTTATTCGTGCCGAGTTTACATGGGACGAGCTAATCTATATTATGCAAAACCCACAGGTAAATGGGTATGGGATGAGTCCGTTGGAAGTTGCCTCGCATGTTATCGTGGCGGGAATCTACGCGGATGAATTCAACATTGATTACTTTAAGAATAGCAACGTCCCGCCTGGGGTGTTCAACTTGGGGGAGGAAATTACGGAAGATCAGCGGATAGCATTTAGACAGGCATGGGAGAATGAGGTTCGTGGACGCGGTGCATTGCACCGGATGATGTTCATTAGTGGCACGAAGAATCCGAGCTTTATTCCATTCAGGGAGCAGTCCAACCGCGACATGCAGATGATGGAATATGTGAAATGGACGACCGGAGTAAAGTGCATGGCATATGGACTCTCACCGCAAGATATTGGGCTAGTAATGGATTTCCACAGGACAACGGCAGAGGAACAGAGCAAACTTACGCAAGCTCGCGGTGTGAAGAACGTACTGCATCTACTAAAGCAATACTATAACGAGGAGATTGTTAAAGAGGAGTTTGATTTTTCCGATGTGAAGTTTGATTATACCAACCTAGACGCAACGGACGAAAAGAAGTCGGCAGAGATTGACCAAATTGACATCCAAAACGGCGTTATTGACCGGAATGAACGGCGCAAGAAATTGGGGCTAAAACCCCGCGACGGCGGCGACAAACTGACGGTTCAAGGGCAAGTTACCCCGCTTGAGCAAATTGAAGCCCAAGACCCCATGCTGGAAGGCGCAGGAGGGGTCGGTTTTGGCGCTCCACAAGGGCAGGGCGGGCGGTTCCCAGGGGCACCCCCGCGTGGGACACAACCTCCCCAAGAACCCCCTGTTGTAGGCGCTCCTAGCGCAAATCTGCCACCTGCCGGAGAAGGACAGCCAGAAGTCGGAAAGCCAGTTGAAGCCCTCAGCAAACCCGTGGTTAAATTGAGTATCAACCGCCGAAAGCCTATGGAAAAGCAGCGGGAAATGATGGATGGTGTAGTAAACGAGTTGAAGAACAAGGGCGTAGACGCCGAAATCCGAATTGGGTTTGATGACGCACAGGTGTAATCAAAATGGGATGGGGCGAGAGACAAATCAAATGTGGAGTGTGTGAAGCGTGGGTAAGTCTGCCGGAAGACTTTTTCCAGAGAACCCGCGCAATGTCATTTATAGAGCACTTCCATGCCCGAAATGTGGAAACTTGACAATGCTTTGTTATACCCCAGGGAGCGGCCCTGCGGTAATTGATTCAGCTTCTACTTACTTAGCGGGAAGTGAACCGTTTGGATATGTTTTCTCGCCATTCCCAATGGGAATTATTCCAATTAGCCTAGAAGAAATGGTAGAGATGGAACGCGAGATAAAGAAAAGCCGTAAGCGGACAAAACGAAACAAGAGGCGATGGAAGATTGTTTATAAAGGGAAACTAGGCGAAGATGCAAAACACGCAGGACAGGGTAAGGCGCAATCAACACGCACGAAAGCCAGTTGAC